TCCGGTAGTGATGATCGGTAGATCAAGAAGGGTTGTGCGGGTAATCGTCATTTAAAGCTCCTATGCTGCGACTGGCAGCCAATTTGGTGTCTGACTGTCAGGTATATTTGTCCAGTTTGGTGTCTGACTGTCGTCTATGTTAGACCAGTTGGGGTTATTAATTACAGGGGTTATTCCTACTAAAATCAAAGCCCCAGAACTTGGTTGGATTGAACTTCCTCTTGAAATTGACGGCGCTACCCCGACTAAGGTTAAGGTGCCGCTGTTTGGCCTAATAAATGTTTCTGTGCGTAAAACCGGAGCTACACCGACTATCGAAACAGCCCCAGCCCCCGGTAATATGTCTCCTTCACCAATAACAATCGGAGCCTGCGCAGCTATCGAAACAGCCCCAGCCGACGGAATCACACCAGCATTTATGGTAGGCGCAGCGCCGACTAAAGTCAATCCAGCAGAATCTGGTCTTATGACTGGACCAACAAAAACATTAGGTGCGTTTGCCGCTACAGTGACTGCACCGACAATTGTCGTGACAACAAAGTCTTGGATGACCTGTGGGATGTGCCCTTGAGAGACAATCACCCCAGACGAGGGGGTAATCCTAAGGTCTGTAATAGTGACTGGAGCAGCACCAGCAACTGTAACCGCCGCTGTTCCCGGCACAGAAAGGGTCCCAACCAGAGTGGTTGGTGCGACCCCAGAAATAGAGGCAGAACCTGCCGTTGGGGTGATAAAGAATTCACTAAATATCTGTGGAGTCTGTCCTGCGACTGAGATTGACCCAACACTGGGCGTGATTCTAAAGTCAGTTAATGTAGAGGGTGCGACCCCAGAAACTACAACACCGCCCACACCGGGGGTAACGGTCTGGCCCTGAACCACTTCTGGAGCGACCCCGGCTAAGGTAAGAGAACCCGCCGTTGGTGTGATTAGTGACCCAATAACTGAAGCAGGGGCGGCTCCGGTTAGGGTCAGGGTACCCGCCGTAGGGGTAATATTGATGGCAGTTAAAAGACTTGGTGCGATTCCAAGAATAGAAACCGAGCCTGCACTTGGGGTAATAGTTAGATTTATTGTTGGCGCCGCCCCCGAAATAGACACCGTCCCCACAGAGGGGGAGATACTAAAGTCTTGGATAACAGTCGGGGTAACACCCGCAACAACAACAGCGGCAGACCCGGGCTGAATCCCTACCCCAGAAATAGTCGCTGTGGGCGCAAACCCCGTGATTGCAATCGCCCCCGTTGCAGGGGCTGTTCCTACGATAACTGTAGGCTGTGTGTTAAGGGATTGACCCCAACCAAAGTTTCCGTTCCAAGCGCCCTCACCCCAGCCTAAAAAGGTCGAGACAGAGCCGGTCTCAGGGACAATTACAGTACCTTGCCCCCATTCACCATAACCCCACGGTCCTCGGCCCCAGCCGGTCGCCATTTAAGGCTCCTAGGTCAGGGTAAACACACCCGTCGCAGCAGGTAGGACCGTCAGAGTGTTAGGCGAAGAGACAGTAAACTGAGATGACGACAGTCGGCAGAAGCACAAGAGCTTGCGAGCAGAAGCCACAGCAGCAGAAGCACCCCAAGTGATCACCGCATACTTGACATCTGTTAAAGAAGAACCAGAAGCCGTGAAAGTCAGACCCACTGTAGAGTAGGTGAACTTCATCTGTTTTGCTGAGGCGCCTGTCGTCCACTGACCGGTCGCAGGAACCAGAGCCTTACCACCCGAAACATACCCGCCGGTAAGAGCAATCTGATTGGTTAAAGACGCAAAGGTACTCAGGGTAAAGGTTGAGGCATTGCTGGCGCTTGTAAAAAGAGCCATCTTAAAACTACCCGCACCAAGGGTAATAGTGCCATTACCGATGAAACGCTTCCCATCATTGTAAAGTTGCCACGCTGTTGCAGCCATTTTAAACCTCCGTTAAAGCGGCGCGAGACGCACCATCGACTAGAATCTGGTGGAGCATCCCACCGTAAATTTCCAACTCCATAACATCGCCCATGCACTTGATCAGATCAATAAACTCTTTGGCCTGTGAAACCATCCACGGGTGACATGCAAACACTTTATCACCGATCCGGACAGAAACCACGACCTGATTGTCATTTTCTGATTGTGCGTAGGCATGGTGCGCTCCGTCTTCTAGGCATGAATCACAGCCAAAAATATGGAAGCGTTTGAATCCCAACATTCTAAACAAAGGTATCGCTCTTAACAAGACCGTCGAGCCGCCGGGGACCGGATACCATGTCTCATACTGCTGGGCAAGGATCTCGTTAATGTCCTCGGCGCTGGTATGCCAGATGTAGGTCTGCTCCTTGGGGAGCTTCTCAAACACGCTGGGGTCGCACTGAGAGGCGATAAAGTACTTGCACTCTGGAATTACGTTCTCCACAAATCGAACGTTAAACGGCCTTGCATCTACTATAACCATCGCAGAAGGCTTAATTCCGTGGTCCAGACAGAATTGATAGGCATTGTTTAAACAGATGAGTTTTACCCCCTGATCCCTCATCTTGCGGATGATCTCAATATCTCTGGCTAAAGACGGCGCTCCACCTACCAGCATAACCTCTGTTTCGTTAGTCGGGTGGGGCTGGACCTGCTGTATCCCAAGAGATACGTTTTGACGGACATTATTTTTAATCTTGTCCAGTTCCGTATTTAGTGCCCCGCACATCTCAATATCTTCTGCCGAAATCCAAGCGGAGACATAAAACATACACGAGTTACAAGTCTCTTTAGACCAGTGAATAACGCAGTTACGGTCGATAAACTTCTTTAACCACCAGCTGTAGGGCTTTACCGTCAGGTGAAGCGGGTGACCAATCAAAGCCCCCATCACATCATCTACGGTTGAGATCTGGAAGAAAACATGCTTACAAGAGTTAAGGCAGTTATCCAAGACCTTGTCTATGTAGTCAGGGTGGATGTGTTCTAGAACATCTGTACAGTACCCGTAGGTTGCGCTAACAGGAACACTCTCTGTTAAGTCCGCCTCTACAAACCGCATAACATGACTTTGAGTCTCTAACATCGGGCGGATATCGTCATCCAGACAATTATCTGCAAAGTCCACCATAGTCACATTTAAGTTACCAAACATAGCCAGAGCCAGAGAGCCACGGCCTGTTCCGCACCCTAGGTCTAGAACTGTTTCTTTTTCTTTGGGCTTTGCCTGAGTAAGAAAATCAAATACAACATCCTCGCCCGGAGCAATTTTTCTATATTCTGGCTTTGACCACATCTCTTTATAGATGTCTTTTTCAGATGGGCGACGATTGGTCACCACAACGGTAGGCGGTTCAGAAATAATAGAAGTGAACATTAGGCGAGCCTTATCAGAGCGGTTGTAGCGCTTGTCGCAGGGAACTGCACAGTGAATGTCGTTGTAGAGGTCCGGTCTGCACCGAAGTCCAGAACACAGACGGCTGGGTTAGTAACACCCCCGTAAGTCCCTGATCTGTAAATTAAAGCCCCACGGGCAGTCAGAGCGGAACTCCAAGATGTATTGGCAAAGTTCACAAATGCTGTGCCGCCAGTAGATCCAACCGTCGGGGTAAGGACATTTCCACCGGCAGAGTAACCAGAAGCCACCACCTCACCCACAGTCGTATAGACCGTAGTAGAAGCGTTTAGCGTAGCGTTATTGGTGTACAGAGCGATCTTATAGGTCGTGGTCGAAGAGAAGTCGGTGGTTCCGTTAAACAGATCCGCCTTAAAGGAGTTACAGGTGAAGTTTCCAACAAAGGCCATTTAGTTCACCGAAAGTTTTACTTGCCCGGATCGGTAACTGTCTCTCCTGTCCATTCCGTCACCGAGACGTTTAGCTAGAATCATCGCCTCTTCATAGCGCTTATTATACGTTGCTACCATGTCAGGCTCAGCTTTCATAAATGTTGCAGCCTCAATGAGCGCACCATACAGAAGAGCAGAATTAAAGTTATCGCCAAGCCAAGTCGTACCGGCAGTAACAATCGACTCAGGATAGTAGAAATAGTGCAGCTCCATCGTGTAGTTGGCAGCTGGCGTCGGCCCAAGAATAAATGTATTGCTATCAAACAGAGCGTAGTATTTTGGAATCCCCGTGGTGGCAGGATTGGGGTAAGCCGCCCGGATGTAATTTACATCTTTATTTAAAAGATACTCATACTCACTGGTAGTTGGATTTACCACCGCCAAAGAGTAAGGAGCGAGAAAGTCAACCGGGGTGGCTAGGTATTTATTACTGCCGGTCGTTGTGCCGGTCTGGTTTTTACGGAAGTCAGGAAACTGAACCGAGTTAAAAATCCTCTGCTCAGCCTGTCGTATGAACGTGTCGATTTGTTGTTTAGATGTAAAGCTAACCGTACCGCCCGTTGAAGACGCGAGCGTCTCCGCTGGGAAGTCGTTCTCAACGTAGCCTTGAATTGTTTTGAACAAAGTGGCGTAGTTCATCCGAGCTTCTTAGAAGACTTTGTGCCTTTGGTTGCAGCCCCGGTGCCACGAGTCTTGACAGTCTGTGTGCTGGGGATGTTGTTTGGGTAACCTGCGGTGTTAGGCACAGGTACCGGTTTGGGTTGTTTGTATTCCATGAGATACTCCTAAACAGTTGCCACCGTTACGGTGCCGAGTGTGATTCCAAGAATTAAATTGTTTGGGGTTAACGCCGTGTCAAAACTGCTTGCTCCGCCCACTGGGTACCAGCCCCACTGGATAATTCTACTACCTCCAGACACATCTCCGTCTACATNNTGGGGATGTTGTTTGGGTAACCGTTCTTACTGGGAACGATTGGTACATTCTTGGGCATATTATGCATAACAGACTCCTAGGTCGTCGCTACTGTGACGGTGCCCAAGGCAATCCCGAGCACCAGATTATTTGGAGTTAAGTCTGTGTCGTAAGCCTGGGCCCCGCCAACAGGAGCAAATCCCCATTGGATAATTCTACTACCACCTGACTTGTCTCCGCTACCTAAAGGACCTGATCCGAAATCAATTTGTAGGCCCGTGTTACCTGCCGTAATGTAAGTCGTATCCGGCCTCGGGTTTCTTAAAGCCTGGGGGTCGTCTACAGGATACATACCCAGCTGGAGTTGTGGTTGATCAGGCTCCCAGCATGTCGGACAGACAAGAATGTTGGTGTTCTTGGTCTTGATGACGATCTCTCTAAGTTCTTTTAGCTTGTAACGAAACCCGCAGCGGTCACACTGCGATATGGCCCGTTTACCAGAGGCAAATTTAGTAGGCATTAGTAAAACATCTCTCTAGGAGTGAGTCTAAGAGAAGCCTTTTCACGGTCCTCAGACGAAGCTAAAGCCCACTGTTCCTCGTAAGCCATCTTCAGCATTTCAATCCGGTTTGCTGCCTCAGGAATCTTCAGAGACAGGTAGTACGCAAGCCCTGCCACCAAGCAGGTCAACATGCGGAACGGGATATCTTGAGTTGCCGTGCCGTTCCCAGAGTCCTGAATCCTGCGGAGTCTCCAGTAGACAAATGTGTAGTAGTTGTTTTGATCAGGTGCTGGCCAGACGTTAATCGTTGGATTTGCCGTAGCGTTAGGAGAAAAATTACTCCCCGCCGGATAAGTCTCACCGGACTGCCGGTTAACCCAGACCTGAATTGGGCGGCCCTGAGCGTTCTTATTGGGGATCGTAGCGTAGGTAGAAACACTAATGCGGCTAATGTTGATGTCTGTCTGCTCAACGCCAGTCTGGGTTCTAATAACTTGATCTAAAAGGTCAATCGTATCTAAAGGTAGGTTATAAACGATCTGTCCCTGCACCATGGCAATCTGGCCCTGCTCGATAGTCCACAGGTTGATGCCTCGATTAGCCCATTCAATCGTCAGAAGATTCAAAGACCGGCGAGCGGTACGGTGCTCATAGCCAGTACGAACCTCGACACCACAGCGCTCAAACGCCTCTTCGATGATGTCGTTTAGGTCAAGATTAAATAGGTTGGTGCCGGAAGTCGTCACTTCATGCCCCTCAGGGTTTTAGCCAGCCGAGCTCTCTGCCCCAGCTTGCCGGGAGCCTTAGTGGCTTTATCCAGCATCTTAGCGGGGATAGGCTTTTTGCCCTTAATCCCAAGTTGCTCACGCAGAGCACCAGGCTTCTTAATTGCCTCTTTTATCCAGTTCTTAGCAGAACCGCCTTTTTTCATTTCTACCCCACGGCCTTTTAAGACATCTGCCTGAGTTACTTTACCGTCGCCGGTTAGGTCTGGAAATTTCTTAGCCATTATCTGTACCCCGCTGTTTTTTTAGAGATTGATTTTGGCTGGGCAACAAACTGCTTTCCAGCCTTTTTTCCTGCTCGTTTTGCCCTAGTAGTCGCCACATATTCTGCGGGGGATAATGCCTTAATCGCCGCCTCTGGGAGGTATCGTTCCCCAGTTGCCTTTGGACCCTGTGTTGACGGTTTTCCACTTTTGGTCCTCC